GACTTGCTCTTCGCCGAACTCGTTCAGGGGGCGATACTCGTAATCGTGGATGCGGATTTGCGTGAGACGGTTGGTATCGTCCTTGCGCCAGCCCCAGATTTGGGGGGCATCCACGTGGACGAAGTAGGGGCGGCGGCCCATGGCACGTTCTTCCGCCAGGTTGCGGGCTCCAGTCGCTGCCGGGAAGTCAACCAGGATGGCGCTGTGGCCGTAGGTCAGGCTGCTGACCAAGGCGCGGCGGGCGTATTCGTTGATGCTGGAGCCGATGCCGTCGATGTCCTGGGCGACTTCACTCCAGTACGGGTCGCCTTCGATGTGGATTGGTTTGCGTAGGACGGCGCCAGCTGCTGTTTCGATTAGGCGGCTGGTGTAGGGGGAAAGGACGCTGCGGTCGATGCGGGCTTGCCAGGCTTCGTCGTCTTCGCGGGGTTCCTGGGGGAGGTACAACTCAGCGAGGTCGCGGATGTAGTTGGTGCCGTTGGTGACGGCAGCTACTACTTTCCAGTCCGGCATCATGCCGATCACCTCTAGGGATCGGACGAAGGGGGATTCGCTGACGATTGCGCCAGTTGGGGGGACGTTGGCGCTGTAAACCACGGGTGGACTCCTACTGTGTGCCTAGTTTGGCAGAAAAGCTAGGTCCATTTACTGCGGTTTGCCCAAAATGCGGCGCTCATTTTTCCTTTGGCGATATTTTTGGCGTGTCGCGCCTTAAATGATGCCCTTCTGGCCTTGTCCGACGCTGATTCTCCTTTTTGTGCTGGTGAGCCAGATACGCCCTGCTGGCCGAAACGGATGAGTTTTATGGTGGCGCCTTCCTTTGCGAGGACTACGTGCGACTTTTTCGGGTGGCTTGGGGTGCGCTTGGGTTTGTTGTAGCCGGCGAAAGTTTCGCCACGGTAGTTAATCGTCATCGGGGTCCTCCTCGATGTCCTCTTCTATTTCCACTAGGACTTCGACGCCGTTGAAGACGTTGCCCATGAAGCCGGCGAATAGTGGGGCCTCGCCCGGTGTTTTGAAGTCGAAGGTGACTTCAGTGCGACCGGTTTCGGCGTCAACTTCGATGTAGGTCGGGTAGCCCTGGAAGGTGTGGATGGTCATTAGCCTTCGTAGACGACGGCGATGTGGGGCAACACATTGGGTGTGCCAGAGCTGATAGAAGCGATACGCATACGCACTTGTGCGGCGGGTTTGCCGTCGTAGAAATAGACGTATTCGCCGTTTGAGTTGATGGTTTTGCTGCTGTCGATGGTGAACCAGCTGGTGCCGTTGAAGCTGCACTCCAGTGCGAGGGTGAAGTTGGCTCCGCCGGTTACGGTTGCTGCAAATGTGTAGCCGTCACTGTGGGCGTCTGCTTCCATCCAGTCGTTTACAGCGGTGAGGGCACCGCCTGTGTACTCGATTAGGTGGGAGTAGTTCTCTTTTGCCGTGTTAGCTATACGTGCCATCGCTATTTACCTTTTTTGGTAGGCTTTTTGGCGGTTTTGGCGGCTGCTTTGAAGGCGGCGGCGGTGGGGGCGCCCTTAGTTCCAGGCTTGCGCATGGTTTCGTTGCTGCCGGCAGCGATGCGCTTCTTTTTGGCAGCGATGTTGCTATATAGGCCGGGCTTGGCCATTACTTTTTACCCTTTTTGGCGGGTTTCTTCATGCCGGGGGGCATCATTTTGCCGGGCTTTTTTGCGCCTTTCTTGGACATGGGCTTGTCGCCGTAATGGCCGGGCATGGTACGAGTGCATCTACCACACACGATAGTCGGTCGAGTGCATAGTTTCTGGCTTGGCGAGGTTGAAAACTTGAAGACACATGTATCCCAGGGCGTCGAATGCATGGTCTACACCCAGATTCTTGTTTGGGAGGCCGGTGCCGGGGGCGTAGGTGAGGGTGCGGAGGGATTTTATTAATTCTTTACATCTCGGATGGATGAAGAGGCGGCGGGTTCCAGAGGCGTCGAGGAGGGCGGTGTTGACGCACGTGATTTTGTCGCGGATTTTCCAGGGGGCACGGGGGCTGGAGACTTTGAAGCCGGACTTTTTTAAGATCGTGTGGTCGGTGTAGCCCACGCCCGAGGTTTTGCGGGCGCCGCCTGTTGGGTCCGGGCAGGCGATAATGCGGCGCTCCACGCCGTAGCGGCGTTGGATTTCTTCGCAGAGATCCCAGGTGGTGGCGCCGCCGGTCATGATTATTTCGTCGAATACCCACAGGTCGTTGCCCTTTTTCACCGCGCAAATTGCGGACATTGGGTCGATGTTGAAGTCCACTCCAATCAGCAAAGGGACGATTGGTAGGTCTTGGACGATGGGGTCGATGTTCGAGTCGGAGAAACTGACGGCGACGAGACCGCTGAGGTTCTCGAAGCTGGCCTCGAACTCTTGGCGGAATGTACGAATGTCGAGTTGACCTCGGGCAGCCTCGATTTCTTCCGCTGGGACGTTATCGCCTTGGATTGTGGTGAACTGCCACCGGACCCAGTTGGGGTCTTCGGCTTCCGCGCAGTAACACCAGAGGTCGTAAAACCAGCTCGCGGTGCCGTCCGGGGTGGAAATGAACAGGGCCCAGCCCTGTTTGTCTGCGAGGGCGGGGCGGATGACCTCGAACCAGACCTCGGGGTCCATGAAGGCCGCTTCGTCTAGGACTACGCCGGCCAAACTTCGGCCCCGCAGCGCCATTGCGTTCTCTACGCCTTTGAGTTCGATGGTGCTGCCGTTGACTAGCTCCAGTTTCAGGTCGGTTTCGTTTTTGGACTTGATCCAGGCGCGGGGGACAAGGCGTTTTAACGCTTTCCAGGCGATATCCTTCGCCATTCGGTAGGTCGGGGCGCAATAAAAGAAGGTTTCGCCCGGACGTTCGATTGCTCCACGCAGAAGTTCGATGCAAGAGAGATAGCTCTTGCCGAATCGGCGGCCTGCGACCAGGACTCTGAAGCGTTTGCGGCTAGAAAACACCTCACCCTGTGCCCAACGCAGCTGCAGCGAAGGTGTGTCGCTCATTTTTTAGGGGGGTACCTGCTTACAGTATCACAGGAATTGACCCCCTACCCCCGTGGGTGTGTAACAGTAAAGAGAAATTGGTTTGTATCAGTAGGTTCCCAGGGTGCCGCCTACACTTCCGCAACGCCGAACCCTGCCCCCGGTGGGAGGGCAGGGCGGATATTGTCACACTCTGTAACAGTCCGGGCTCAGCGCCCATAGACGACGAGGCGGCACTCTGCAACGGTCGCGCCTGGGCGCTGCTCGCATTGTGCCAGTGCTTGGCGGTCCTGCTTGGCTAGGCCAACCAAGGTGAAGCCGATTAGGCAACCAGCGGCGATGGCTGAAAACTGAGCAGTGGGGATGCGGATCATGGGGTGACGTGGTGGGTCTGTACTGTGCAATCCTAGCAACGGATCAGCCCGAGCGCGAGAGGCTAGGGCTGGGATTGTTGTGATCCGTAACGCTACGCTTCGGGATTGTACGGTTCCCCAGTAGACAATGGGAGAACAAGTGCCAGGGTTAACCGGTGGGGTCTCAGGCTTGCGACTGCTGAGACCCGGCGAAGGGAAGGAACAAAAACGGGATCAGTCGCCCCAGTAAAATTGGGCCGCCCAAGAATCGAGCACAGCCGACCCCATAGCCCGGTACTCCGTCCATGGAGTGCCCCAGTCCTGATACTCCATACGGCAGTCTTCGGGACAATTGAACCGCCCCAGTTTGCCAACTATCCGCAAAGCCGGCCCGCCAGTACTCAGCAGAATGCACAGCTCGGCAGGCTCAAACTCTGCGCCTAAATCTTCCCAGTCGCTGCGCACTTGCAGGGATAACGGAGATTCTTGGATCTCCTCCCGGATAGTTTCGTAGACTCCCTCGTTAATACCCGAGTTCCGACAGGCCACCTTAAGCCTTGCCAGTTGATCCAGGATAGTTTCACACCATGCGGCGGCGTTGGCGGCGGCGTGGTTGGTTGCGGTTGTCGTCATGGTGTTGGCCTTGGTTTGGCTTACTGTGCAAGTGTAACAGGTCGGATCTGGTGAGTCAAGTGTCAGACGTTCCACTGTGCGGAGTAGGCGTCAAACTCCACAACACGGCAACCCTCCCAAGGTTCCGAGGTTCCATCCGATCTTTGGAAGCGCCACTCCCCCTTATGCTGATACACTCCACAGCGGCAGGGCACCAGATCAACCAAAGCATTGAGCCTTGACTTGGTGGTGGACGTCCGCCAACCCTCGCCGTCTTCCAAGGTGAGCGCACCAGTGCCAGGGTGGAAGATCCCGATTCTGTTGCCGTGCAGTCGCACCACTGCGCAAGAACCCCCGAAGGTGACCGCATGGTGCGACCAACTAACGGAAGTATTTCCACTCCGCCAATCGGCACCGGTACGGAGTGCATGAAGCATCCTTTCTTCAATTTGTCGCATGGCTAGTCTGCCGGTATTGCCTCGCAATACTGGCGGCACCAAGGCCCCCGCCGTCGCCTCTGTTGTGATACTTAACAGTCCGACCTAAGGGGTTGCGCGGTCTGCTACTGTTGCACAGTTACCCCAACCCCTAGGGAACCATGCACCTAGAAACCAGGCAGGGAACTGCCTTGACTCTCCACCTAACGGCACTGCACCGGATACCCGCAGGCCAACCCGACCCCGTTGTGGAGTTCCGGTACAAAGGCGGGATTCTATGTTCCAGCTATTGGCTGGCGACTTTCCAAGCCATCCCAGCTGGTGAGGGCCTTTGTTTGGAAGGGGGCACCTATACCCGGCAAGAAATAAGCGCCGAGACCTTAACCGCTTGCCAGATCCAGTGCGCCGCTTGGATGGCGGAGGTTACCCAGTGAGCGGCGGCGAGTGGAACACCAGCCGAGAACGCAAACAGCTGGCATCTGATGCCCGAGAACTTGAACGGGAACAAGTCCGGCTTGCCAAGCGTATGCTGCGTGATTTGCGCTGGAGTGCCGAACGTTCCACCCTACGGAAGTCGGACTGGGGCGATCTGCTCAAACTCCACCACGACTACGGCAAAGAGGGCCCCATGCAGTTATTCCAGGAACTGGTGCCCTTTTGGTCCCAGTCCCAGATAATGAACGGCGGGACTCCATGCCCCAGTCATCACTTCCCGGACTGGCTCGCTGAAATTAACTGCCAAAATAACTGCGAAAATAACGCGCAGACTCCGGTGATCCGACCGAAGAACACAACCCGCAGAACTCCGGGCTCACCACGCAAACCCCGGACAGATAAAGGCAAAACCCGCTCCAACTACACCCCACGCAAACCCCGTAACCTCTGACCCGTAGGGGTTACCCTGTCGCCCCAGTGCTCACCCGCTGGGGTTTCGGTGTGTCTAGTGCAGATGTACCAATCCTCCCACCCTGGGAGGTTTAGTACGCCTGCACTACAAAAGTGTCAGAAACTCGCAGCCAACCCAGCTGCTCCAGTGCATGAATGGGTTTTCAGGCCATGAATGGCGTTTTTGCGGGGCTATGAATGGCGTTTTTGTCTAAAGCGCCAGCCCGAGGCTTGCGCAGCAAGCATGAATGGACTATTGTGCAAGACAAGAGGACAAGCCCAACCCGTGGCTCCTCGCCCCAGTTCAATGACTCAAGCCGCCCGCATCCGCGAATTGATCGAAGCCGCAGGCTCCCACTTCGTCTCAGTCCACTTCATCAAGGCTGATGGCGAGCTGCGCCAGCTCACCTTTAACCCCAAGCACATCGGCGAAATCAAGGGCACCGGCCACGCTCTCAAAGATCCAGCCGCTATTGAAAATATCGTCCGCTGCATGGACATCGCCAAAGGCTGGCGGTCGTTCGACTGCCGCCGCGTGTGCAAGCTCACCGTTAATGGCGAAACGTTCGAGTTCAACCTAGAGACCTACTCCTGATGACTACCTACATCGTGAACTTACTACTCCAGCGAAACGACGAGATCTGTTTATGGCTTTCCTGTGATGACGTGGTTTCCTGTAGCTACGGCAAAGTCGGCAGCGCAGCAATGAAAACTTACGCTGTCGTTCCAGCAAAAACAGCAGCAAGCCAGATCCAGTCACACCTAGACCATGGTTGGTGTGTTGTCTAGGGCTTCAGCCCTAGACCCTTTTATCCTCGATTGTAATATTCAAGTTGGGCGCTGCGTTAGCGGCCTCCTCGATACTGCCCTCACCCATTGCACGCCCCAGGCTATCTAGTAGCTGTGCCACTACTTGATAGTTTCCACGCTTAAGTGCCTTTTTGACAGTATGCATACGCATATTATTTACTTGATTAAGGAACTCGGCTCGCTCTCCAGCGAAATCCAGCTTCATCAATTTCTTGGCGTCATGAATGTAATTTTCCGCCTGACGCAAACTAACTCCATACCGTGTGGATAGCTGGCAGGCATTTTCGCGGCATGATCCACCCTGAAGTAGCAGCATGTAGGCAGCATTAACGCGCTCCTGCATCTGCACCTCAGTGATTGGGCGCCCCTTTGAATAGCGGTTTTCTGCCCGAGTGAATGGCGATGGCAGCTTGCTGGACTTCTCCGGCTTCACTCCACCATCAATCGGCTCGATGTCGTCGGCTTCGCCGACTTCGTAGGTGTTGTCTTCGGTCACTGTACGTACAGTCACAAACTGCTAACCGCACTATAGGGCTGTTCCAGTTCTCAGCGTTGAATGCAATAGTTGGCGGAGCTGTACCAGCCAAGGGGACAGGTTCCAGCCTTTTGAATGGCCTCCCGTGATGTATCCCGAGCTGGAACGCAGTACGCACCAGATGAATACCAGCCAAGGGGACAGCCCCCTACCTTGACTACCGGACTCTGGAGGCCTACTACAGTAGAAAGTACCAGTGCAAACATGGGGACTAGGTGAATGGTCTCTACGATACTACACTAGCCCGTACCTGTTCTTTGTACTGCTCTACCCGTGCGAGGTACGAGCACTCTGCATGTTCCAGTGCCTCCTTGTTTACGGAGTACACGTCCGGCTCGCCTGTACGCCTTGCTAGCACCACTGCACCACCATCCACCCTAAGGGACGTTAAGTTTTGTAAACCTAGGGAATAGGCTCCGAGCTGGTGGACGTACTGATGGTCCGAGTTCATGTAGGGCAGCTTGTTGGTGTTGCTGGTTTTCCAGTCGCAGATCGTGATTCCACTGTGACCCTTTAGGGTCACCAACGCATCACAGGTGCCGGCGAAGCCGGCGGGGTGGTGGATGCTGAATTCGGAGGCAAATATTTCTGTGACGTTTTCAGTGATCCAGCCGGCTAAACCTCGGGCGTAACCTGCGGCGCTCCAGCCAACTTGAGGTAGGTTTTCGTGAACTTTCTTTAAGGCCCACTGTGTGATGGGGGCTGGGATACGCGCCAAGCCGTTGCTGTCCCACTTGATAGCGTTGCGTTTGTTTGCAGTGGAACGTGCCAGCCTTTGGGCTGTCTTGAGGAGGTACTCGGCCTGGTTGTGGGCTAAGTTGCCGCGCTTTGCAGCTACGTCGCGCTCTTGAATGGCTGCTCCAGCGCCGTAAAACTTGTCTGTGCGGGCTACCCACTGCTCCAGTCCTGTGCGGTCGCTAGTTTGACCAAGGATATGTGTAACACTACTGTAGACGTTACCTTTAGCGTCCCGGTAGACCCTGAATGGGCCACTGTTATCTTGTACCAGCTTCCATTTGCGGAGGTTTGCCAGTGTGTCTTGTGTGTTAGCTGGCACGGAGATACTCTTTCCCAATTTAATAATACCATTAAAAAAGCCCCCTGTGAAGGGGGCGGCGGTTTTTATTCAAAACGTACGGTGAATGGCCGCTCCTCCATAATCTTCTCTAAGCGAGCCAGCAAATTTTCGTACTCCTCTGCAACGGAGTCAACCTGCGTACGTTGAAACTGCCGTGTCAGCGCCAAGTGGAGAACAGCTAGATCCTTGAAAGTCAGTAAGCGGTAAAAAAGCCTAGGTTTCCCACTGCTTAGGCGTTGGGGCCTGTGTACGGCGTGCTCACTGCCGTCATCAGGAAGCAAGATGCTTTCTATAACTTCAATGCTTGCGTCCTCGGGACTACGACGTTCCCATCGAGGGCCACAAGTACACGGTTCCAGGGGCGTTTCTTGTTTGGCTGTAGATTTTTTCACGGTGTTTGGTGTGTTTTTTGTGTGAAAGCCCCTCGCAATGGAGGGGCTAAAGGTTTACAGTTTTTTATGGCAAACCGTTTGAGATCTCAACTAAATTGCTGGCGATGTCGTTGAGTCGGTCTTCAACAATCGCAAGATCCGCTCCATAAGCCAGCACTTTTAGTTGTTTTGCTATGTCGTCTAAAGCATCAAACCGACAATTAAGTGTCGAGTTTAATTCAGTAAGTTCACAAGCAATGCGCTCCAGTAAGTCTGCTTCTGTCATGTCAAGCGGCCTTGAAGGGGTTACCGCCTGTGAGTAGGCGGCTGATGTCGAAGCCGGCGGCTTTGGCTTCGATCCAGGCAGCATCAATATGCTCCTGGCTGCCCTTTTTACGGGGTACGGGGCGCAGGGTGTACTCGGTTAGGAGACCTGAGCCTTTCTTGCTGAGGTTGAAGTCCCAGGCAAGCAAGTCGTCATAGTCGTCCATTTGGCTGATCTGATCCAGCTCCTTGATGATTGACTTTTGGGTCAGGCTCATTACCTGGACGGAACCGGAATCAAAGTTGTAGACCGGGGCAGCGATGAAAAACTTAACGTCTACCGTGCCGGGGCCTCCACGTCCTTCACGGGGCTCATACTCGCCTAGCTCGACGACCACATCCTCGGGGGTGGGCTCGGTTTCAAAGCGAAATGGCTTGGACTGGCCTTCGGCGTTGGCGCCCCAGGCTTCATAACCCTCTAGTGGTTGGGCGACTAGTAGGGCAAAGCGGACTGAACCGCCGTCTGCAAGCTTGGAAACTTGTAGATAACCGCCGCCGCTGGAACCAGCATTGATGGTTGTGGAGGCTTTTTTGGAGAGAAATCCCATTTCATTTAGGGGGGTGTTTGGGCGTCGCCGCGTTGGCAACAGTGACACAGTAACACGGGGTTGACCTTTCGTCTACCATAGAAAAACACCCCAGGGCTGCGGGCCCCAGGGTGAGTCGTGTTCTTTCTTGTAGGAGTCTATCACTGTGTCTACTGAGTCGCAAGACCTGCTGAATTTTGTTGCGGGGCTGCCTGAAGGCTTTGCCTACGCGCCTATCTACGTCAAGGATTCCAAGCTCCAGTCCGGGAAGGTCAGCAAGGGCAAGACCCCGCTGGAAAAGTCGCACCATGCGGTGTTGACGCCGGCTGATGTCACACTCCAGATCCATCGCAAGCCGGAAATCTTTCGGGCTGTCGGTGTCTTTACTGGTGCTCGTAGTAAGGGGCTTGTGATCCTGGACGTGGATCGCAACCTCTCCAAGCTTCTCAAAAAATGGGGCGACACCCTTGAAGGGGCACCCAAAGTCACCAGCACCAAGGCCAATGCGGCCAAGTACCTGTATTACGTCCCAGAGGCTCTGTGGGGCGAGGTAAGCGGATTTGGGTTGTCGGATACCGGAGCCGGCTATGAAGTGCTCTGGGGGCGCCAGGGGCTGCTCTACGGGGCATATCCGGGCTCAAGTGATGGGAAGGGGGCCGAAGGCTTCTATGGCTTTGAGGGCGATCTGGAGGCTATTCCAGAGGCTCCAGCGTGGTTGTTGGCTGAGATGAAGGATCACGCCGGCAAAGGCCCGGCTGATGGCGGCTTCATCAAGAACCGGAAGGCGTTGGACTTTTCGGATCGGGCACCGGAAGAGGTGGCTGAAATTATTCAGTCGGCTTTGCGGGTGATTCCAGGTCAAGGCGGGGGTAGCCGGGACCACTGGATCAAAGTTGGTATGGCGATCCACTCGGAGTTGCCTACCGACCTTGGTTTGGCGTTGTGGTCGGCGTGGTCAGCGGACGATCCAGAGTTTGCTGATGACTGGACTGACGGGAACCCTTGTGAGGATGCCTGGAAGAGCTTTAAGCGGGGTTCAGTGAGCCTGGGGACGCTGTTCTGGTTGGCGGATCAGCAGCTGCCGGGCCGGCTGTGGCTGTCCGAGGATCTGCGGAGCGTGGTGACAGATGCGGAGGCCGATAACGTCACCCGCATCAGGCAGGTCAGTCTTCCCTTTGCCGAAGTGATCCGCAGAGGCAAAGAGATCCAGCAGTTGAAAAACTCGGCAGAGGGGTCGCACTTGATGAATGTGCTGTCCTTGGAGGCTGGGTATCGGGATGCTGGTGCTGTCGAACGGTTGTTGATTAGCCAGCTTCAATTTGAACAGGGAGATGGCGACATGGACATTGGTGACTTGCTCGATAAGGACATCAAGCTGGATTATTTGATCCCGGATTTGTTGCCCATGCCCGGTCTTGTGATGATCCACGGGGCTGGTGGTGACGGCAAGTCCATGACTGCTTGGACTATTGCCAAACATGTTGCGCGGGGCCTGCCCTTCTCTATCCGTGGTGAAGAGGTGCCAGTGCGGCAAGGCAAGGTCTTGATTTTGAACGGCGACCAGAGCGAAGTTCAAATCAAACAGCAGATGCAGGATCTGGAGCTTGGGCACGGCGACCCCATTCGCATCGTCATGGGTTGGGACTTGAACTGGTATTGGCGTTTCAAACAACTGGTTGAGTTGCACCAGCCGGCTTTGGTGATTATTGATTCGATCACCGGCTGTAGTAGGGGATCAGCTTTTGACGAGAACCGCAAGGAGTTTGCTAGCCCCCTGTACTGGCTGGCCAACAACAACGGGCGGGTATTCCCTGCCTGCACGATCCTCGTCGTGCATCACAGCAACAAGACGGGGGGCTTTAGGGGCACCACGGCCCTACGAGACGCTTGTGACGAGGTGTGGAGCCTCCGGAAGCCATCCGACAAGGAGATGGAGCGTGTGGGCTTCTCCAGTCGCCTTGTGACCATTGATAAGAGCCGGGCAGGGCGTGGAGGCAGCAAGTTGCTGCTCAAGATGCTTGAGGATCTCACCTTCGAGCTGAAGGACTACGTGGAGATCACCACCGAGAGCGCCGAACCTGCATCCATCGTTGATCGGGTGCTCCAGCGCCTTCGGTCTGCTGCCAAGACCGGCGAGGGTCGTACACGGGAAGAGTTGAACTCTGACCCGATTTGTGGGGGCAGCGTCATGGGCATCAAAAAGGCGCTCCAGCGTTTGGAAGCTCGGGGTTTGGTTTCTAGTACAGAAGAACCCAGCGAAAAAAGAACCGGTCGTACCAGGAAAAGGTTCTTTGCTTTACTCTCGCGTGATATGTGTCAGAGAGAGTGTCCCCTTACCCCAAAAACCAGTCTGGAACTGGATAGTTTAGGGGGACAGGGGGTAGGGGGGTCCCCCTTAAATTTGGCTGTCTCCGCTGGTCAGGAAGGGAAGGCACCGGAAGCAGTGGAGCAGCAACAAAATTTAGGGGTACACGCAATCGGCTGTCCCCCTGAGACCCCCTGTTCTGACGCGGTTTTTGCCCAAGGGGACACTATTTCTGTGACTCCCCAAGGGAACCTGCGTTCTTCTGAGGAGTTGGAAGCCCTCAAGGAAGCCGCAGCGAGGCACTGGGCGTGATCTACTACACAAAAGAGGGCAAGCCTACGCTTTACCCCCAAACAGAAGAAGATCGCTTTGCTATCTGGACCAAGAAAGTGAACACCGACATTCCCTACCCAACAGAAGACGAGCTGGAACGTGCCCTCACAGCACCCTGTCGTTACAGGAGGGTCGCCGATGCTGTATCTCTTTAACCTGTTAGTGCAGCTGGCTTACTCGCTCCCTCAGTTGTTTCGGAGAACTCCGGTGTCTGTAACTAAGTCCAAGCCGAGACCGCCGAGACGCCCCACGCTGGCCGTCATCGTGGGAGCAATCCCCAATGACGTGTTTGCGGTGGTACGGATGAGCTGGTTCCGGAAGGGCCAGCCGTTCGAGGTGGAGGAGTTCCAGATCCTGGAATGTCCGGACGCCACTGCTATTTTTCATGGCACGGTCGGTCAAGCCCTGCGGCTTGGTGCCGACGTGTCAGTTGTGACCACTTACTCCGCTGAGACCCTTGGCATCCCCCAACCCTAATTCCGAGCTACTGGAGCGCCTCATGGCTGCTTACCAGTGCTGCGCTGACTGCGGCGAAAAATACGGCACCTACCGGCCTGGTGCCGGCTCACACTGGGCCGACACTTGCGATGTCTGTGATGCCGATACAGTCGTCACAGAGACCCGTGACTACGGCTACTTGTACAAGGGTATCAGGCTCTGTACAATCTTCTGAATCGGCTGTAGTGTGATAAGGTAACAGCGTTCAAACAAAGCAGATTGCCATGGACACTACTGAAATTGAAGCTGCTTTCCGGGACTGGTGGGAAGAGTCCTACAAGCGCCCGCCCAACGCCCAGGCAGTCATGACCCACGTTGCCTTTGCCGCATACATGTTCTCGCTTATGGAGCTACTTGAAATGGAAGATGATTGATGGGCGGCAAAGTCTGGTCGAGCGAAGAGCTTGACACCCTTGAGTTACTGGCTGGTGATGTGCCATGGCCTGTGTTGCCCCAGGTCTACTGGAACACCGTCCGCCAGCACGGCTACACCAAGCGCACAGGTACGGCTTTACGCCGTAAGTGCAACGACCTCGGTTTACAACGCGCAGCCATAGGCCGTTGGGTCAACGCCGGGCTGATCTGCCAACTTATGGATATCAGCTACGAAGCGGTGCAAACGTGGATGCGTAGCAATCTGCTACCGGGCAAACGCTTTGGTGAAACCAAGGGCCATCGCTACTACTTCAAACGCTGCGACCTCCGTCATCTCGCCGGCACCCACCCCCACCTATTCGGCGGACTGTCCATCTCTAACCTCACCCAGCTATTTGACGACTCCAAGCTCGCGGCCAGGATCGCCGCCCTCGACCTGCCCAAACATCAGCAGCGGCGCCCGGTGCTGTGCGTCGAAACAGGCACCACCTACCCCTCGATCAGCGCAGCAGCCCGCGCCGTCTATGTCACCCCAAAGTGCATCTACGAAGCCCTCGACCACCCCACCAAAACCAGTGCCTCCTACACCTGGCGCACTCCCGCCAAGCGGATGTGAAGTTTTACAACTGAAGTAGTAGCCTAAGAGCTGCTTGTGTGCAACACTATGGGTGTGGAGGCGACAGCCCCACGCCTTTTTTCTTTTTACACGATCATGGCCACCCAAACCTCCGTGCCCAACGAAAAGCTCAGCGTCTGGTATTACGCTGTGCGTTACTCGATTCTGCGTACCGAACAAACAATCAAATACAGCCAAGAGCTGGACCTATCTACCTCGTACGACGAGCTGCAGCTGGAGCAGCTGCGCGATCTTGAGCAGTTCCTGAAGATGTCCTGGGATGTCTGGATGGATGATATGGGCGCCATCCTCTTATCGCCTGAGGTGCTGAAGTGAATCCCGATGTCCTCGAAATTTATGACATTAGCTTTAATTCTGATGGCCGTTGTGACGTGGAGGCTGTTGTGGAGGACTCTATTGTGGTCATTCCTCAAACCGAATACGACCCAGCCGAGTGGGGCCCTGCTATGTGCCGAGGCTCCTTCTACCTTTGTGAAGATGATGTGATGCCTGCGACCGATGCCGGAATGCGACGCCTCCTTAGTGAACGAATCAACAACTGGGAACTGGTGGATTGCTCGGATTGGGCAGACGACGGCTAAGAGCCTCCGCAACGAGGAGTCTTACGACGACTGGTCCTACGGGACTGAACCCATTCCCTGCGATACCAGCTGGGTCAGACCTCGTACTCTGAACCAGCTCTTCGTCGGCTTGGTTGATGCCTTCGTCAGCAGCGAGAGCATCAACCATGAGGTATTGGCCCGAATGGCAATGCAGCAAATACTTCAGCTACCTGAAGAAACTTTGTTGAATTTGCGTTCCCAGTACCCCTTAAACACACCTTAGGTAGTACAGTACCAACGCTTTACCAACCTCTATGCTCACCATTCTCTCTGATACACAAGTCCGCACCCTGTCGGACAGCATCAAGACTATCCAAGGCATCCTGGAGTCGTCCCAGACCGTGAATTTTGACGGTCCCACAACCACCGTTAAAGCTCCAGCACCAGTCAAGCAACGGGAGTCTCAAAGTAAGACTCGTGGGTCTCGCCGCAAGAAGTACATGATGCTGGAGCTGGCACAGGTGCTTGAGATCAAGACCAGGCTGGCTGCGGGTGAGGGTGCTACTGCTATCAGCCGGGACTACAAGGTGCATCTCAGCACGATCAATGCGATTAAGTGGGGCAAGACCTGGACGCATGTAGCACCAGAGAAAGCTGCCGCTAAGTCGTGATCCTGTGTGATTCCGAGATCCGGGCCCTCTGCGAAGAGGGCCTTGTTGATCCGTACGATCCAGTCTTAGTCAATCCCGCCAGTCTCGATGTGAGACTCGGTGAGAACATCCTTATCGAAACGGTTTTAACTTCACACATGCAGCCTTGCTCCATTGCAGGGTTTACGGAAGAGAGACCGTTTCTACTGCATCCGCGTGAGTTTATCCTTGCGGAAACTGTAGAAACGTTTTTCCTGCCGTCGTTTTTGGCCGGTCAGTTTGCGCTTAAAAGTTCCAGGGCTCGCTCTGGGATTGAGCACTTAATGGCTGGCTACTGCGATCCGGGCTGGAGTGGTTCCAAGCTCACATTGGAACTACAGAACGCCCGTGCTTTGCATCCGGTACAACTATGGCCGGGGATGCGGATTGGGCAGCTGGTGTTTCACGTTATGTCAGCTAGACCTGCGGAGGATTACTCCATCGTGGGTCACTACAACTT